ATAAGATCATAATCTGCACATCCAACATCTACAAAATTTCCAATATCATCTGGTCTATCTAGTCCATCAACATCAAAACCTAGTTCTAATAAATGACTAAAGACATGACTTCCAATGAATCCTTTATGTCCTGTTACTAATATCTTTATCATTCTCCTGCAATCTCCTTTGAAACCATTGTTGAAAATCCTTTGACTTTATCAAAAGTTAATACGTTTTCAAATTTGTCATTTAAATCAGTCTTATGTGATATGACAAAAACATTTGCACCTTTAATCACGTATCGAATTATTTTAAGAAATTCATCTGTACCAAATCCATCAAGAGATGAATCAAATATCTCATCCATAATGAGTAGGTTTGTATTGACTGAGTTCTTAACTCTTGCAACTTCTCTCCAAGTAAAGAGTAGTGCCAAGTCAATACGCATCTTCTCTCCTTCACTGAAGGAAGAGTATGAAAAGTCCTCATGGATAGGTGACTTAACAGTTTCACTGAACTCTTCGTCCAAAGTAAAATTGATATAAAAATCCATCAGGTGTAGATATCGATTTACCTGTTGATTGATAAACGGTAGATATTTTTTAATTATTTTTGTCTTGACTCCATCATCCTTCAGAAGAGAGTAAGCAAAATCATAGTAATTGATATCTTGTCTCTTCTCAGATAGTTCTTCGATTGTTGTTTGGAGATTCTTTTTAAACTCTTTTAGTTTCTCATGTTCAGTATTTCTATTCTTAGATTGTTCGGTAGTAGTTTGAATTTCTGATTCCAAATCTCTGATCTGTCGTTGAAAACCAGAGATTTTAGTGTTGTTTTTAGAAATGCCATTGTTGAGTTTAGTAATCTCCTTTGATAATTGATTGAATTGACGCTCTCGGTCTTGCTCTTTTTTGATGGTATCTTCAAGGTCTTGATAACCTTTTTTGAGTTCCTTGGCTTTAGTTTGAACGTCATTAATTTTATTTAACCGAAACTCTTCCTCTATTGGTTGAGTGCAAGTAGGGCATGCCGTATTATCTGTGAAGAACTTATGTTCTTTTGTAAGGGTTGATACTTTATTAGATAATTTACCTTTTAGATTGTTAAGCTTTAATAACTTTTCACCTGCACCAATTAAATTTTCTTGTTGTTCAATCAGTGTTTCAACAGTCCCCTCGATAGCTAAATTTGCTATTGAGCAACCTTCCAATTCAAGAGATAAAGAATCTATCTTTTTTTTCTTAGAATCAATACTATTCTTTCCCTGCTCTTCTAACTCTTTGATAAAATTCTTTTGCATATCCATTTTATCTTTGATATTATTTTTCTTCAAATCTAATGATCTTATACCTTCCTTTTGAATTCGTATTTTATCTTTAATAATATTATTCATCGCAGAAAATATACGAATATCAAGAAGATCTTCAATCACTTCTCTACGATTTGATCCACTCAACTGCATGAATGGTACAAAGTTACTACTACCCAAGATCACAATTTGAGTAAAAGATTTATAATTGACCTTTAATATATTTTCTTCTAGTATTTTTTGATTTGACCTATCATCTGCTTCTCGGTGAAGAGCATTGCCATTAACTTCAATATCAAATATATTTGGTTTGATCCCACGTCTTACAAGGTAATCTCGATTATTGACACTAAATTTTATCTCTACTAAACAATCTCTCTCATTACTTGTATTAACTAATTGACCTTTATTAATTTTACGAAAAGGTTTGTTGAACAAAACAAAGGTAAGAGCATCCAACATGGTTGACTTTCCAGCACCATTTTTCCCTATCACCATATTTGTTTGGTGTTTTTGAAAGTCTATTTCTGTCCAGTGATTTCCTGTTGACAGAAAGTTCTTCCATTTAATCTCCTCAAATATTATCATTCTTAGGTGGTATCACAAAATCATCTGGCGTAATTACAGCATACTTATAATTATACAGCTTACATGTCCTTATGGCAAGCTCTCCGTCAACTTCTATTACATCCATTGACTTTGGTGTATTTTCATCTTCTCGTATCATTATTGCATATCTCTCAGCATCATCTTGATTCTCAAACATAAACAACACTTTATCACCATACTCGTCTTCAACAGCGTATGCACCATCGTCTCTTTTGTCGTGTAATGTGAGTAACCACATTATTCTACCTCGCAAGCTTGTCTATAAAGATCTTGGAATATATTTTTAATTACATTTTTATCTAAATTAAATTCAGATTCTTCAATATAACGATTTAAAATTGAAAGTGTATTCTCATCTTCATTAATATCAAACTCTTCACTCTCTTGTATTTCAAAATTTTCTATAATCTTCAAATCATGAACACCAGATGCATATAATTTATCAATAAATTTTTCAAACTCTTTAATCTTAGATTTTTTACGAACGATAATTTTTACAATTTTATCTTTGTAAATTGAGGTATTGAATAATTTATGATTAGTATCATCATAATACACGTTATAAAATAATTTATAAGGATTATCAATTGGAGTATGTTCTAAAGTATTTGTATCAAGAATATGGAAACCTCTTGTATCATTTACATCATTCCAATACATCTCATATGGGTTTCCAAGATAGTATATTTTACCATCAGTTGAACGAGTATGAAAATGACCAGAATAAACTCTATCAAACTTATCAAAGACATTTGTATCCATACCAGTTTCCATCATATGACCACGAGTTGCTCTGAATCCATTAATCTCAAGGTGACCCATTGCAATCTTTGAATTACAACCATCAATTAATTCTTTTGTTTCATCAAAGTTTTCAGAATTAATCCAAGGCAACATCAATATCTTTAACTTATCAATCTCAATCTCAGTTGCTTTTGAATATAATTTAATATTTGGATATGCTCTTAATAAAAGTTCTGGTGAATTGACATAGTTTGTATCTTTATAGTAACAGTCATGGTTTCCAACAATCGCATGGACATTATATTTTTTAAGTGGTTCGAACACAACTTTCTTTGACCACTCAAGGCTTTTAAGATCAATCGACTTACGACTATCAAATATATCTCCCATATGAATGACAGTATCGACTTGATATTTTTCTAAGGACGGAAAGAAAACATCACGATAAAACATCTCAAAGTAATTATGAAGATGGTCAGAACCTTTACGAGCACCGTAATGAGTATCCGTTATAATTGCTACTTTCATCGATTAGATTTGTAAATGATATTATCTTTAATTGTATTATAATCAGAACTACTACCAGACATCGCACTATCATCTACAGTCATCACTTCGTCATAACCACTCTTCTCAATGATCTTTGTTTTAATATCTAATTGTTTTTTCTCCTTTTGAATTCTTCTTAGGAATGCATAGTGAATAATTTGAGTGAAGTAAGCAAAAGGATTCCTTGACTTCTCAGGGTCAAAGTTGTGAATATACTGCACACAGTTCTCAATCCCATCTGATATCATATCATCACGGAACATATAGTTTACAAAGTTTGGTTTATATGACAAGTGTGTCGCGATCTTTAAGAAACACTCTCCAAGGTAATTTGTAATACGTGGTTTTGGTAAATCATTCTCTTTAGCATGGGCAACTTTTGCTCTATAAACGATAAGTGCCTCTAAGAGTTCCTTATTATTTACATAGTGTTCTGACTTTTTTCTAGGCATAGCATTGGTTTTCCGTGTCTATTGTAATCATTATAGCATAATATTTCATTTATACAAGTCAGGTAAATCTTTACATACTTGACAAGGTGTTCAAATATGTGTACAATACCCTTTGTGAGGGTTGAAAGAGATATATTAGGTTTCTTTAGGTCCTTGATTAATCTTAAAGAGCTGTTCAAATTTTTTCCGAGCATCTTCTACCGAAGATATGTATCCCATTTGATCAGTTACTTTTACTTTTCCATTTGATGTATGCATATCAACAATATTTTCAGATTCTTCCTCACTATCAATATAGTTATCGTATATTGCAATTAATTTAGCATCTTTACTTTCAGACATTGTTAGAATACGATCAAATTTCATAATAAAAATATCTTCGGATGATAATTCAATCCATCTTTTAACTTTTATGTAACTTCCTTTTGGAGAGTTTATAATTGACATTACGATTGGATTTTGAAGTATTATTACAGGCTCATCATAATTTTCATCAATAGAAACTAAGGCAAAGATTTCTTCACCTGATATAAGTTTAATTACGCTGTAGAACTCTTCGCTCATTAGTTTTTCAGAGGTATGTTTACTATATCATAATTAAAATTCTCTTGGTTATAAATTTTAATTCTTTCAATTAAGTGATTTAAAGTGTAATTTTTCTTTGATTTATAACTGATATCATCAGCAATGTCATATAAAGTTGCTTT